AGTCATAGGAGAAAAATGTAAATTAAGAGTTAAATATGCCGCTTACGAAAAAAATGACTTCAATGGAATTTTTACTTCAAACAGTGAATATTTAAATCTTAATAATCTGGCCCGAGTTAGAAATATTAGTGTTCTGGATCAACTCGATCGCAATGAACATCTTGGAAAAATAGAAAGAGACAAGATTGAAATTGTCTCAAAACATATTGATGATTACAAAAGTAGCTATGGGCTCATTGATTACAATGACATGATTGAAAAATTTATGAGTGAGATTCAATTACCCGAAGCTAAATGTCCTGAGTTTGATGTTATTTTTATTGATGAAGCCCAGGATCTTTCTCTTATTCAATGGAAAATGATTACTACTTTACAACCCCACACAAAAGATATTTATATTGCAGGCGATGATGACCAGGCTATCTTTGGCTGGGCTGGCGCTGATGTAGATTCTTTTATTAACTTTGATGCCGTTGAAATACCTCTTAAACAATCCAAACGCGTTCCTAGAATGATACATACACGAGCTCTTCTGCGATTAGATAATATTAAATCAGGCAGATTAGACAAACCCTGGAATACACCAAAGTCCGAAGACGGAACTATAAAAATCTTCTTTTCTATTGATTCTATCAATATGCAGAAAGGCGATTGGTATATTCTCGCTCGAACCAATGATCTTCTCAAACCCATTATCCGAGGTCTTAAAAAACGAGGACTTTATTTTGAAACTAAACAGGGCCGTAGTATTAGTGAGTCTTTATACCGAGATATTATTAACTGGGAAGAATGGAAAAAAGGAAAAGAATTTACCACTATTGAAGTTCAAAGACTGTTGGAAAGATTCAATAAAAAATTTGAAGAGGCCGAGGACAAATTATTTAAACTAGACGAACTTAAAACAAAATATAAGTTAGACCCACGTTTACAGTGGTATGACGCTTTCACAGCTGTCACACCCCATATGAAGACTTATATACGAGCCATGCGAAGTAATGGAGAAGATCTTCGTCTTAAACCAAGAATTAAAGTTCTTACTCTTCATGGCTCAAAAGGAGGAGAAGCAACCAATGTTATTATTCTCCAAAATCAAACCACTAACACTATTAAAGGAGCAACAAAAACTATTATGAAACAAGATGAAGAACAAAGAGTCTGGTACGTCGGTCTCACTCGATGCAGCAAGAATTTATTTTTAATCAGATGTAAAGATCGAAGTAAAGAATTTAAAATATGAGATGTAATTGTAAAGCATGTAGATATGCATGGGGCACTGACTTAGTACTTATATCCATCCTAACTATAATTTTGTTTAAGGAGTTTATGCTATGAACGTATACAAAAAACAAATTGGAGGAACTCATTACAAAGATATGAAAATTCAACCGAGCGAGTTTATCAATGAGAACAAATTGCTCTTCGCAGAAGGAAATGCTATTAAATATATTTGCAGACATGCATCTAAAGGAGAAGTTAAAGATCTAGAAAAAGCAAAACATTATATTGATATGATTATTGACAGAGATTACGGAGATTATAAACAACCTTTACCTCATGGTTTTACTTTAAAGGAAAATAAATAATGCAAATTCCTTTATTTAAATCTCAAACCGAGTGGATCAAGCCAGAAGAACGTTTACAACTAAATTTATTTGATGAAGAGGAGGAAGTTTTTTTACAAGATTTTAAATATGGAATTGCAACATGCACTTATTGTAAGAAAGAATTACCTATTAAAGCCTTTGGAACAACCTTGGGTGGAAAGATAAGAAGATCTATGTGTAAAGAATGTGATTCTAAACATACTAAGATAATAGAAAAACTTTATCTGTCATCGCCACCAAAACCAGATAATTGTGAGTGTTGCGGAATAAAACCAAAAATTATTACAAATAAAAAGAAATATAGTAACCTAGGTATATTACAATTAGACCATACACATGATGATGATCCAAAGTTTAGGGGTTGGATTTGTGGTAGGTGTAATCAGGGACTTGGTAAATTCGGTGATAACTTAAAAGGCGTAATAAAAGCAGCTCTCTATTTATCACGATATTTAATATTAAAAACAATAAAGAATATATGAATAGTTTAATTTTTAAACCTCAAACCGAATGGGTCAAGCCCGAAGAATTTCCTGACCTAACCAACCGTCAAGAAGTTGCTATTGATTTAGAAACGTCCGACCCGGATTTAAAATCCAGAGGATCCGGTTCTGTTATTGGAAATGGAAAAGTCGTGGGCATTGCTGTCGCGACTGAAGGATACCAAGGCTACTTTCCTTTCGATCATGAAGGAGGAGGAAACTTAGAAAAAACTAAGGTAATTCAATGGCTTAGGGACCTTTGTAAATCTTCTTCTCTTAAAATTTTTCATAATGCCATGTATGATGTCTGTTGGATTCGGGCAATGGGAATAGAAATAAAAGGAGACATCGTCGACACCATGATTGCCGCGTCTTTAATTAATGAAAATAGAATGCGCTACGATTTAAATAGTTTAGGTCGAGAGTATATTGGCTTTGGAAAAGATGAAGCCGCTTTAATTGCCGGAGCCAAAGAATGGGGAGTTGATCCTAAAGCTGAAATGTGGAGGCTGCCTGCCATGTATGTCGGAAATTACGCAGAACGAGATGCTGAAGTCACGTATCAGTTATGGAAAAAATTAAAACAAGAATTAAGCAACCAGGATCTAGAGTCTATTTTTGAACTTGAATCAGATTTATTTCCTTGCTTAGTAGATATGAAATTTAAGGGCGTCCGAGTAGACGTTGAAAAAGCTCACAAAGTAAAAGAAAAATTAGTTGCAGAAGAAAAAACATTACTACAAGAAATAAAAAAAGAAACACAAATAGATGCTCAAATATGGGCAGCAAGATCGATTGCCACAATTTTTGACAAACTGAAATTACCTTACGACCGAACAAAGAAAACACAGGCACCTTCATTTACAAAAAACTTTCTTTCCTCTCATAGCCATCCTTTGGTTAAGAAAATAGCAAAGACTAGAGAAATAAACAAGGCGCATACAACTTTTATTGATACGATTATTAAACATGAACACAAAGGTAGAATTCATGCAGATATTAATCAAATAAGATCTGATCAAGGAGGTACCGTTACCGGCAGGTTTTCTTATTCTAATCCAAATTTACAACAGATTCCCGCACGCAATAAAGACCTTGGGCCAATGATTCGATCCCTATTCATCCCCGAGGATGGTTGTATGTGGGGATGCTTTGATTATAATCAACAAGAACCGAGATTGGTTGTACATTATGCATCTCTTGAGCAGTTGCCTTCGGCCTTCACTGTCGTGGACGCTTATAAAGAAGGCAACGCTGATTTTCATAAAATTGTAGCTGATATGGCACAAATTCCTAGAACACAAGCTAAAGTAATTAATCTTGGATTATTTTATGGAATGGGAAAAGCTAAACTCCAAGCTGAATTAGGGGTCAGTGAAGAAAGAGCTCAAAATCTTTTTGCAACCTATCATTCAAAAGTTCCTTTCGTTAAACAATTAATGAATTCTGTATCTCAACGCGCGCAACAACGTGGACAAATTAGAACTTTATTAGGAAGACTTTGTCGGTTCCATTTGTGGGAACCAAATTATTTTGGAATTCATAAAGCTCTACCTCATGAACAAGCCATACTTGAACATGGCCCAGGTATTAAAAGAGCCTTCACTTACAAATCTTTAAATAAATTAATACAAGGATCAGCAGCAGATATGACTAAGAAATGTATGTTAGAATTGTACAAAGAAGGTATTATTCCTCATATTCAAATTCATGATGAACTAGACATTTCTGTAAAAGATGATAAAGAGGCTAAACACATTGTTGAAATAATGGAATCTGCAGTTGAACTTGCAATACCTAATAAGGTAGACTATGAAGCAGGTAATAACTGGGGTGAAATACATTAGGAGGAAACATGGAAAAAGTTAAACAACTTTGGACACTAGCAAAAGCTAATCCAAAAATATCTACCGCTATTGTGGTAGTAATTGTTGCCATTTATTTTTTAGCAAACTAA